AGTTAGGAGAAATTATGGCAATTGACCAGACATCAAAACAACGTAATCTAGCAAGCAAACTTATCGCACAGGCGGTGTCGTTGGAATCGGTGCTGACACAGGCGGAGGCGCTCGTAGCGCAACACCCCCATGCCGGGGAGTATAAGGTGCTGACGTTCGAGGGCGAACTAAAACATATTGACGGCGCTGATTTGACAACACTGATCGGTGGATTCGGCGCACTACTGGCATGGATTAACGAACCTGGGCAATTCCGGCGTGACATTTTTCGACGGGTGCTGCCGTGACCGAACAATCAGAGGCACCACTTACCATCGACCAGCATCGTGCCCACATTGCCAAATATCTAGCTGACAACAAGCTACAAATCGTCATCATTGCGGTTGGAATTCGCAGCGGCCAGCCGTCGAATATTAGCGACTTTGTCGGGCATAACCATGTGGCCGATTGCATGATCGTAGAGGCAAACAATGGCGCAAACAACAGCAGCAGCGGCTGATCTGGGGATAATTCATACGGCTAAAGCAATCGGCTATCGCGTCCTCAATTTGGATGAAACTCTCTACAGCGCTTTCAGTACAACCGGTGTTGCGGAGACGAACGTGATCGGTTTCTACCGCAAAGATGACGGAGTAGTAGCACCCGACGCGGGCGGCTATATCGTGTGGGGCGTGAGTGGCACCGATTACGCCGAGGATACTATACCCCCAGCGCAGCCCAGCGCAGCCCAGATTGACACGCAACTCAGCGGCACACATGGCGCTGGTGCATGGGCTACGGCGACAGGGTTCGCAACGCCGACCAACGTCACTGACGCACAGACGGCAATCATTGCGGCCCAACCGAGCGCCGCAGCGGTCGTGTCTGCAATCATGGCCTATGCCCTAGAAACCGGCAAAACATTCGAGCAGGCCATGCTGAATATCTGGTCGGTAACGGTTGGCGATTCCACTGCCAATGATGCGCAGAATCCAACCAGCATTGTGTATGATGATCCGGTGGGTGTTGCCAGCGTGACGCACACCTTGACCGATACAACCCGGGTGGCAAGCTGATGAACCGATTCAAACGGATAGCATCCCGCGGCTGGCTAGGCAAAGCGCTATCCGTGCTGACGTTCGGCTACTTTCCGTATCGCGACGTTGCCATCGGTAAAGTTTGTGTCGGCGCAATTCTCATGTCGATACCTAGCGCAGCGTTTGCCATCTCTGCACCATCTGCGTCTGCGTCTATGTCGATACCTGGCATGACGTTCGCTATGGTAACACCGTCTGTGTCTGTGTCTATGACCATGCCGAATACACTAATTGAATTCGAGGATTGCGAACAATGATTGACATCAGTGTTACGCCAGCGGAAAAAGGCACAGCAAAAGTCACCGTTGGCCCGTTTACCGATGAAGACGGCACGGCTATCACGCCGCTTACGATAACATGGATGCTAACCGACCGGCGCGGTACCGTGATCAACAATCGCACCGCCGTAGTGGTGACACCCGCGGCCACGGTAGTGTTTGCACTGACCGGCGATGATTTGGCCATTGTCGGGAACGCGCTACAGCGTGTGATTACCGTTAGCTGGACGTACAACAGCACGCTAGGCAGCGGCTTGACGGGTAGGGCACAGGCTCGATTTAGCATTGAACAGATGGCGGGTGTTGCCGATGGATAAGCCGATCACCTGGACGAACGAAAAGCGCAAGTTGCGCGACCTCAAACCGTGGCCCCGCAATCCGCGCGTTATCAAAAACAAGCAAGCCGAACGCTTAGTCGAATCGGTGCAAGACTTCGGTCAGGTGGAAACGCTAGCGATTGGGCCAGACGGCGAACTCTACAACGGGCATCAGCGATTGTCTGTGCTAGCCGGTGCATACGGGCTTGATTACGAGGTTGATGTGCGTGTGGCAAGCCGCCCACTGTCTGAGAAAGAGCGTGAACGGCTCACCGTGTATCTTCACCGCGGCACGACCGGTGAATTCGATTTCGATATTTTGGCGAACGAGTTTGAGATTGACGATCTGCTTTCGTGGGGCTTTGACGCATTTGAGTTGGGCATAGAGGAACCAGAGGCAGACGCAAGCAGCGATACAGAGCCACAAATAGACAAGGCCGAGGAGTTGCGCGCAAAGTGGGATGTTTCATTAGGCCAGCTTTGGCAGCTTGGTGATCACCGGCTCATTTGTGGTGATTGCACGGACGCGGCAACGGTGGCACGGCTGATGGGTGGGGAGAAGGCGATCCTGTGTCATGCTGATCCGCCGTATGGCATGGGCAAGGAAAACGAAGGGATCGCCAACGATAACCTGTATGGCATAAAGCTCGATGCTTTTCAAATGGCTTGGTGGCGCAACTGCCGCCAACATTTAGAGGACAACGCAAGCGCCTATATTTGGGGGAACGCTGAGGGCTTATGGCGACTGTGGTATTGCGGTGGCTTGCGTGACAGTGAGCGATTGACGTTCCGCAATGAGATTGTATGGGATAAGGGACACGGACAAGGTATGGAGTCAGACCAGCACCGCATGTTCCCCACTGCTTCTGAGCGTGCATTGTTTTTTATGCTAGGCGAACAGGGATTTAACACTAACGCTGATAACTATTGGGAGGGTTGGGAGCCGATACGGGCGTATCTTGACGGTGAGCGAAAGCGCTTGGGTTGGACGATGAAAGAAGCCAGCCAGCACGGTGGCACGGGGCACATGGGGAAACATTGGTTTACAACTAGTCAATGGGAATTTCCGACCGAGATTTCTTATCGTAAACTTCAGGCATCTGCAAACGGCAACGCCTTCAAGTGGGAATACGACGATCTCAAACGGGAATACGACGATCTCAAACGGGAATACGACGATCTCAAACAGGCGTTTTACGCAACCCGCGCCTACTTCGATAACACGCATGACAACATGACGGACGTGTGGCGATTTGATCGCTTGCAAGGTGAAGACAGGCACGAGCACGCAACGCCCAAGCCTGTCGATATGATAGCGCGTGCCATTAAGAGCAGCGCGCCAACCGGCAGTATTGTCTATGTTCCGTTCGGTGGCACCGCTCCTGAGATCATCGCCTGCGAGAATCTTGGGCGCAAATGTCGAGCCGTGGAACTTTCGCCCGCTTACGTTGCGGTAGCGCTTCAACGATTCGCAGACCATACCGGCATCGAGCCGGTGTTAGTGAAATAGGCCGATAGTTATACAGTGGGGGATCAGTGGCAGGGAAAGATAATCTAAAACCATTCACCAAAGGCGACAAGCGCATAAATCGGAAAGGCAGGCCGGTAACATTCGACGCGCTGCGCACCCTGGCCCAAGAGATCAGCCATGAGACCATTCCCGGCAAAGACGGCAACCCCTACACCGTAGCCGAGGCCATCTTACGCAAGTGGGCGACCAGTCCCAACCCGGCGCTACAAATGAAGTTTGTTGAGGTTGCCTTTGGCAAAGTGCCGGAAGAGATGAAATTGTCCGGCGATGTGAGCGGCGAGGTCGTTATAAGGATTATCTACGGCAACGATGGGAGCAATGACGAACGAACTAATAGTTAATCTACCATTGCCGCACGAGAAGCAGCTTAGCTTTATGCGCAGTCCCGCAAAGCGCAAAGTTGTCTGCGCTGGGCGGCGCGGCGGCAAAACCACCGGCATGGTGTCGCTGGCGGTTGAGACCATGCTGCGCGGCAAACGTGTCTTGGAAGCTGCTCCAACATCTGATCAGACAAATGTTTTTTGGACTGGTTGCAAGCGCGCTTTGGCGGATTTGGTCTCTGCTGGTGTTGTCTATAAAAACGAAACCGAACGCGTATTGGAAATCAAAAACGGTGGACGCATTCGCACCAAAACGGCATGGGATGCCGATTCGCTACGTGGCGATCATGCTGATTTATTAATACTGGACGAGTACAGTATTATGAATCCAGACACATGGACAGAGGTTGGCGCGCCAATGCTACTCGATAACGATGGCGATGCCGTATTCATATTTACGCCAAAGCGCAAAAATCATGCCCACAAGATCTATCATCAGGCTATGGGCGACACAACAGGCCGCTGGGCGGCGTTTCATTTTACAAGCCACGACAATCCGTATTTGAGCAAAGACGCGTTGGAGGAAATTACCTCTGATATGACGGAGGAAACCTATCGGCAAGAAATTCTTGCTGAGTTTCTCGAAGGCGAAGGTGCTGTTTTTCGCAATATTGCGGCTTGCATGAATGCGCCAGCCACAACGCCCATCGCACACGTTGGACACACGCTAATTGCTGGCGTGGACTGGGGAAAGCAGAATGATTTTACAACAGTCAGTATCGGTTGCACGCGCTGCAAGGCTGAAGTAGTGCGCGATAGATTCAATCAGATTGATTATGTGTTTCAGCGCGACAGACTGAAGAGTCTTTTCGCCATGTGGCAACCAGCAATAATTCTGGCTGAATCCAATAGCATTGGGCAGCCTAACCTGGAAATGTTACAGCGTGATGGCCTGCCCGTGATTGCATTTGAGACAACAGCCACCACCAAGCCGCCACTAATTGAAAACCTGGCATTGGCTTTTGAGCGTACAGAGTGGCAGTTTCAAGATGATCCAGTTTGGACAAGTGAAATTGAGGCATACGAACGAATCATGTCGCACCACACTGGACGCAGCCGGTATTCAGCGCCGGTTGGTATGCACGACGATACGGTTATAGCGAGAGCACTAATGCTCTGGCAAGCGCAACGATCAGTGATGACAACGCCACTAGTTCAAGGCAAGGCAAGAGGATGGTAACATATGGCCTGGTATGATTTTTTCCGGCGCTTCCTACCAAAACGTACAGCGCCGCCGATAGCAATGCGTGCATTGCCAAGTGGGCGCGCTTCGGTGGATGATATGAATAGTTACGCCGCCGCTAACTGGGTGGTGATGCCGCCGAATAATTACGAAAGCAACTGGCAGCTGCTTAACTTTTCGTCTAAGGATTTTGATAGCATTGCGCCAACGAAGTTACTCGAAATGTTGGTCGATCTGTCGCCGGAAGTCAGCCGCGCGCACTATGATTTTCTACGCATGTGCAACCCTGGCTTTGAGGTGAAAGTCACACGGCTGGGCAGCGACACGCCAGACAAGCGCGGGCAGGCGGCGACTGATGAATTTGTCAACCGCCTTAACGATAGATACGGCACGCTCGATGTCGTAATCGGGCGCATTTTTACCGGCGCATTTATGCGTGGCGCATTGTGTGCAGAACTTGTGCTAGACAAGCGCGGCCGGATGCCGCTCGATTTAGCAACACCCGATCCGGCGTCGATTCGTTTCCGGCGACGCAGTAGCCCCGATGGTAGCGGCGACGAATGGCAACCCGGGCAATGGCAGGCGTATGAGTTCAAGCCGCTAGACATTCCGA